ATGTAGAAGACATCCCAAACAACGCACATTGATTTTGGCATATCGAAAGTGTAGTCAGTCTTTGATATGGTTTTTTTCATTTTCTTATACTTCCGCTCGAGTAATAGATCCGTATACTTCTCCTGTAAAGGAGATGGAACCGGGGGAACCTTCGGCGACTGCTGCAGTCAACAATACTTTGTTGCATGTCACTTTGGTATTACTACCAGAGAGAGCGGACATATTCGCTTGAAACTCGACAGTAACGAGGAACGGCTCGAATCCAGTTCCACCTGTAGAAGTCGCCCCGCTCGAGTTGTTCGTCTGATAGACAAAGTCGAGAATAGTATCTTCTGCAGAGTCTGCGAGTTCTCGGAGATGTACAGAGAAGGAGATGCTTGGCACTGGATCATTTCCTGATCTCAGCCCGACAATTGTGCCTCTATCATATATGACGATACGCTCTGCTTTGTCGAGGTTCGCGTTAAAATCTCCTGCCTCATATGCGACAGTGTATGTTGTTGCGTCTCCGTTTGTGATTGTGATTGTTCCGTCTCTGGGTACGGCAACGACTGTACTTTCTGCCATGGTGTTCTCCTATGTAGACAATGGGATAAAATGTAAAAGATTGAAGTTGATAGAAGATAGTATATACTCTCCGCTATCAGTTAGTAACCTATTCGACGATAAAAATCGGATATGCAGATTGGGATAGAGATCTGCGTCTCCTCTGTTCAATAGATTCGCGATGATTGTATTCTCCAAATCCATCGATCCATCTGTATCGGTGATCTGGTCATGTGGTCGAAGCCGATACGCGACTCGGATCTCCATATCCGTCTCGAGCATTGCTCCTTCGACCTGTCTCTGTCTGTCGTCTCGTGCTGTGCTGCCTCCGAGGACGACACAGAATGATTTATGCGCTATCGTGTTCACTGTACGACCAAAGGCAGCAGGAGACATAGGAGACTGCTTCAGTCCTGCTCCTGCGATACCTTCGAGAGCATCGGATACTCTACTTCTGATCTGTGATAGCTTGACAGTAGACATTAGTATCTGCGTCTCCTGTAATACTCGCCAGGACGATTTAAGAATACCGTCGGTTGTCCTCTGGTTCTCTTGTTGGCGTCGTCTGCTTCTCCGTCGTGATCGGTGTCATACACGAAGTTTATCGAGTCGAACTCGTCGCGATAGAGTCGATAGTGTTCGTTTGCAAGATCTAGATATCTGCCGTTGCTCTGTCCCAGTGACGAGTGAAAGTCTCGGAATATGAGATAGAGAGCGAGATGTCGATGGGACTCGAAGAAAGACTCGGCGCTCATCATAAGATATTCGTATCCCATCCCCCGATTCCGGATGCGTCTGAGGATTTGATACCATGCATCATCGATATATTGCTGGTAGCTCGTCAGAGACGAAGGACGGAGATTGTCCAGATCGGAGTATGTCGCAGTCAAGTCTATATCGGAGACGACAGGATATAGGCGTCTCCGGACGACTGCGGCCATTCTTCGAAATAAATACTCGTCTCCGTCGATGGTAATCGTCCACTCCTGGACATATCCCTCTCCCAGTTCTATCGATTGCTCTAGCTGTTCTGCTGTGTGTGTATACGAAACAGTACCAGAACCATCGATCGATGCTGTGACTCCAGTCACAAGATCCGATCCTGTCGGCTTGATAAGAGTATATGTCGCAGCAGTCGGGACGATCTGCGCTCCATCTCGGTAGAGCTTGAGATGCGTCTTCTGACTCTTTGCTCTCTCGAGAAGCTCGATCGCTCGAATCTGTGCTGCGTATGGAGTGGAGGATGTTGTCATCGTCTAGCCTACAGGAACTGTTTCCAGTTGACACCATCGCAGCAGAACATCGCGCCCTCTCCGACAGAGAGGAGTTTCAGATTGCTAGAATCTTGATCGCGTACCTGCAGTGCACTTCCTTGGCAATTGATGACGAACATAGCGCCGTCTTTCAGTTCTGGGAGGTCTACATTTAACCCGACAGAACAATCGAGACGTTGATACTGGGCATCCTTGTAGGTCAGTACTTTGTCTGCTGTGATTGCTTCGATGTTGACTCCTCCAGGTTGTACGATATGACGAGGGATCTTATATTGTTGTGCATCTGTGAAAGCCATAACTAGCTCCTTTTGTTTTCTGCTCGGTTAATGTGTTTGACTACGATCTGTCTCGCGTCTTGGTGTGATATGTTCGACTGTCTCGCCACCTTCTGCGCGATCCGATCGATCGCCTGGCGCTTCTGCTTATCGGAGCTCATAGGCTAGCCTCCCCAGCTTCTCGATGCGTGCGATCGCTTTCTTGGTGTGCTCGAGTTCTTCCTGCTTCGACTTGAGACGATTCATAACCTCGGGGATATGCTGGTCTCGCTCGAGTCGATTCATAGCTCGATTCATGGTGATCAGTCTCAGTCCTGCGATCTTCGGATGTGGTGTCGATAAGACTCCGGACGTAATAAGATTGCGTCTCCACTCGTCGTAACCATCCTGGTCGAAATGTTCGATTATTCGTCGTCCTACTTTCTCGAGTCGGATCCACTTGCTCGCGTAATAGTTTCCTTTGTGAGCAGGATACACTCGAAGATAGTCTTCTTGCTGTGCGTCGATGATTGTCCAGCCCACATCTTTTAGCGTGGTTCTCATGTGGGAAGAGTCCAGTCTTCCACCGATCGCTCTTGTTCCATTGACACCAGGAGTCTCTGGAATGGAAGAGAGGACGGGAAGAAGCATCGGGACGACTGTCTTCTTTTTCTTTCCTTCGTCTGTGGTCTGGGAGGTGTATATTTTCAATTCCCAATTCTCCGGATTGTGCGCAAAGAAGAAGCGCGAATTTGCTCTAACTGGGATACGGGTCTCGACTTGCGTCTTCTCCTCCCAGGGTTGCGAAAAGTTACTGTAGTCCATTGTAGTCTCCTGTGAAAAAAAAGAGCCGGGAGACCGCATCATCCGGAGACTACATGTAGACCATGCAGTCCCCCGACATAATGCGATCTATCGGACAGAAAGAAGTTTAACGCCGCGATCGTTCTCGATGATACCGAGGCCAAGATATGCATGTCCTACGATGAAAGTAGAAGCAGACATTGGACGACGATCGAACTCGACAACAACTTTACCCATAGACATCAGATCAGAAGATCCGCGTACTCCTGCTGGAATACCGTCAACAAATCCGAGTGCCATCGGGCTGATCATGTAGTTATCATATCCAGAAGATGCATTCTGGTTAACTCCCAGAGCAGAGGAATACACATCTACCCCGAAAAGTTGACCCTTAAAGTTTTCTCCTTTTGCCTGGAGCATATCCATTGAAGACTGCATACGAGAGACAGCATTTCCTGTCTCGTTTCGCAGGCTGTCCTGGAGCTCTGTCAATGCTTTGGGAGCGAGGACACAAGCATAAGGACCAGGAGCGCCGCCAGCAGAGCCAGTACCAAATCCGGCTTGTTCCAGTTGGAAAATAGCGTCGAAGAAGTCATCGACAGAAAGAGTCGTGGTGTTTGCTCCTGCGGTATTGCTGAAAGAAGCAGCAGCAGCGCCAGTAAGAGCAGCGAATCGTGTCTCATAAGAACCCGCGATTGATTGCGCAATACGGAACGGATCAATGTCAGCACCGCCGAAACCTGTCATAGACGCAAGGTCTGACATTTCGTAGATGATATACTGACGAGCAGCTACAAGATCGGCATTGTTGATAGTCAAACTTGTAGTGTTTGCGGACTCGTCGGAGATCTCATTAGAAGCGGCAGCCATGCTATCGTATCCGTCAAGACCGGCAAGACGAACACGCACTGTATCGCTCCCAGTGCCGTTTATTGAGCCCTGATAGCTCAAAAGACCAGTATTGCGGAGGTTAGCGTTGTCCTTCAGAAGGAGGTTAATTTCTTGGGAGATCATCGCAGAAAGACGGAGGATGTTCTCCATATTGGAAAATCGAATTGGATCGACTGTGGCCATGGTAGCACCTTATGTTAGAGTGAGAATAGTGTCAGATAGCACTTCGAGACTTTTCTGCTGTTACCGGTGCGACCGTATCTCCTCTGCTGTCTCACATATTATATCATAATCTCAGAAGGTGCAACAGTGATAGATATTTTTGCAAAGTGGATCGACGGGAAAATCGTCTGTGTTCCCAGGAAAAAGAGAGGAATGTCCAAAGGCGAGTATCTTCGAACATTACATGCTTGCGAAGAGTTGAATAATGCAGAAAAAGAAAAGGGGAGAGGATGCGCATCCTCTCCCCATGATCAGAAGATGATCAGTCGTGGAAGAACTAGTACCAGTACCAGATGATAAGTCCGTCTTGATCAGCCAAAGCAGATCCGAAGGTCAAACGAGCAACGCCACCAGAGCCGCCATTCGCAGAGACAGAATACTCGTCTTCGTCGGATGGAGTATCTCCGAGTGCTGTCATGTTGCGAAGGTTTAGACCATTCTTAAACACGAGAACAGAGTTGATAGAGTTGCTTGGCAATGTTTGCGCCAGGTCGATAGTGGTAGTGGAAGAACCGGAGATTTGCGCTCCTTCCTGTGCGAAGGTGATTCCGAGCTTGACAGCAGTCACAGAAGAAGAAGCAAGTTTCGCAGCAGTAACACCAGAATCCGCCAGAGCAGTGGTTCCAACAGCACCCGCGGCAATCTTCGCAGAAGTAACGGCAGAAGCAGCGAGCTTATCAGAAGAGACAGCAGAAGAGGCAATCTTCGCAGAAGAGACAGAACCATCGACCAATTCATTGGTATCGACAGAGTCAGTAGCCAGTTTCTGATTGGTGACTGCTCCGTCTGCGATCTTTACTGTGGAAACAGAAGAAGAGGCAAGTTTCGCGGCAGTGATCGCAGTGTCTACGATCTTGGCTGTGCTGATAGCATCGTCTGCGATCTTCGCTTCGACAACAGCACCAGAAGCCAAAGCAACAGAACCGACAGAGCCATCGATAAGTTCATTGGCTCCGACGCTATCGTCTGCCATCTTGGCATTCGAGATACTGTTATCGGCAATCTTGGCAGAAGATACTGCAGAGTCTGCGATCTTGGCACTGGTGACTGCTCCGTCTGCGATCTTGGCAGAAGATACGCCGCCGTCTGCGATCGAGATCTGGTCGCCATTTTTCTCAAGACCACCAGAGACGGTTACCTGTCCGAGGCCGGTAAATCTTTGGAACGCGATAGAATCTACTCCGAGACTGGGCGCTGTATCGTTGATACATACGAAGCCTTGATCTTCGAAAGTATTACCTTCTTGAGCGAACAAGAAAGCACCAGGATAGTCGTCTCCGGCGTCCATGTCTGTAGCGCGAGACATGGAAGAACCGCTGCTGGTGTAGCTGTAAACGCCGTTTTCGGTGTCGTCGTCCTGGCCGAATAGAAGGCATCTATCGCCGTTGCTCATGGTGATTCCGTCTATGGTAGCAGGTAGGCTGCTGATATCTACGTTGCTATTCGTAGCAACTCGGACATTTTCCTTTACAGAGAGTCCAGCAGCAACAGAGTCGACATAGCTCTTGTTGGTTACGTCGTTGCTGTTGCTCGGAGTTCCGACTTGCAAAGTCCCAGAAGAGAAGTCATAAGTATCGGTCAGATCGAGTTTGCTAGCGTCTACTGCGTCTGCTGCGATCTTTGCTGTGGTGACTGCTCCGTCGTTGATTTTTGCAGTCTCTACGGCACTGGATGCGAGCTTGGCAGCTGTGACTGCTGCGTCGTTCAGCTTGGCAGAAGTAACAGCCAAAGAACCGAGAGCAGAAGTGTCTACCGCTCCTGCCGCCAGTTTTG